ACGCCGTATTTTCCGATGATGGATAATCAGCGGATTGATACGCATTTTTTCTTTGTTCCGAATCGGCTTGTGTGGGCGAATTGGCGAAAGTTTATGGGTGAGCAGGCGAACCCTGATTCGTCCATTGACTACACGATCCCGCAGATTGAGGCGGATGGTAGTGCGGGTTTCCCAGTGGGAAGTCTTGGTGATTATTTTGGTTTGCCGCCCCAGGCGCTTGGTGCGCGAGTGAACGCGCTGCCGTTTCGTGCGTATGCACTGATTTATAACGAGTGGTTCCGCGACGAGAATCTTATTAATTCGGCGCATATGTCCACTGGTGATGCGCTTGAGCAGTGGTGGCAGTATCCGGTGCGTCGTCGTGGGAAGTCTCAGGACTATTTTACGAGTGCGCTTCCGTGGCCCCAGAAGTTCACGGCGCCGTCGATTCAGTCGGCGGTGAGTGGACTTGGTATTGCTAGTGCTGATCTGAACGTTGGTACTGGTCCGATTGGTTCGGTGTATGATACGGCCTCCGGTCTGACGGCGACGTCGTACGCAAATGCGTATGATGGAGCGACGGTTCCGTATTGGATGAAGGCGACGGCTGCGGGGTATCCGCAGGTGTATGCTGAAGCGTCGGTCAATTCGTTCAGACAGGCCTTTTTGGTGCAGCAGTTGCTGGAGCGAGATGCTCGTGGGGGCACTCGGTATACTGAGATCGTTCGGTCGCATTTTGGTGTTATTTCGCCGGATGCGCGTCAGCAGCGTCCAGAGTATATTGGCGGCGGTTCTTCTGCGTTGAATATTACGCCGGTGGCGCAGACGACGGGCGGTGCTGGTACGATCGGTATTCTTGGTGCTGCGGCGACGTCGGTAGGTAAGCATAATGCGACGTATGCGTCGACGGAGCATGGTTATGTTATCGGGATGATGTCGGTTCGGTCCGAGCTGTCGTATAATCAGGGTATTCCTCGGACGTTTAGCCGTCAGACTCGATATGATTTTTACTGGCCTTCGCTCGCTGGTCTTGGCGAGCAGGCTATTCTCCGTAAGGAGATTTTTGCGACCGGTAACGCGAATTCTGATAATGTCGTTTTTGGTTATCAGGAGCGTTGGCATGAGTACCGCACTCGGTATTCCGATGTGACGGGTCGGTTCCGTACCGGTGTGACGGGTTCGCTTGATGCGTGGCATTTGGCGCAGAATTTTGCGTCTGCGCCGGTGCTTGGTCAGACGTTTATTGAGGATTCGCCGCCGATGGCGCGTGTGCTTGCGGCTGGACAGACGGCGACTGATCAGCGTATTGAGTATCTGGCTGATATTCTTGTTCAGCGTGAGGCGGTTCGTCCGCTGCCGATGTTTGGTACGCCGGTGACGCTGGGTCGGTTCTAATGCCGCTGCCCGCTATTCTCGGTTCGATTGGGAAGGCGGTTGGTAAGCTTGCTCCCGCCGCTCTAGATATTTTAGGGCGGCGGCAGCAGAACCAAGCGCAGCGAGCGGAGGCACGCCGTGCCGAAGCGTTTGCGGAGCGTATGTCGTCGACGGCGGTGCAGCGGTCGAAGGCTGATTTTGAGGCGGCCGGGTTTAATCCGGCGTTGGCGTATGGACAGAGTGCGAGTTCGCCGGGTGGTGTCCAGGCGCAAGTTGGTAATGAGTTGAGTGGAGCGTATTCGTCGGCGCAGCAGGCGGCGATGAATCGTTCTCAGTTGGAGTTGGTGCGTAAGCAGTTAGAGATCGCGACTCAGCAAGGGATTAAGTCGAAGGCTGAGGCTGAGGTCGCGGGTTTTGATGCGCAGAAGCGCAGTATGGAGCAACGCGTGTGGAACGCGATTGCGAGTGGACAGAATGTGAGTTTAGATTCGCCGTTGGCGAGGTCTATTGCGTCGCAGTTTGAGGCGACGGCTTTGGCGCCGGACTCGATTAGATCGAGTAATTCGGCGTTGCAGGCGCAGGCTCGTGCGGCTGGTGTGTCTGCTGATATTCAGGGTTTTGAGCGAAATTTTTTGAATCAGATGGAGACTGGTAAGGGTAATGTCAGTAAGATTTTGAAGATGATTGTTCCTTTACTGAGGATGTTTTAATGCCGTTTTCATTGGATGATTTGGTTCGTATTAATAGTGCTAAAGAGGATATGGGCATTGTGTTTGATGAGTCGGAGGATAAGACTCGTCAGGAGTTTCAGAAGGAGTGTGATGTAAATCACATTTTGGCGCAGCACGGGTACGTGACGCGCCCTGTTGTTTATGGTGAGCATAATTTTGACAGTGATTTGACTGCTAAGATGCAGTCGAGGTCGGTTTTTCAGGCGTTTTATGAGGCTGCGCCTGATTCGGTTCGGGAGATGTATCCCGATCTTGGCCTTTTTATGGCCGCATTTGGCTCAGGAGCTTTTAGAACACCCTCAGGAGGGGTAGAGCCGCCGTCAGGCGGGTCGACGCCTTCTGAGGGTCAGCAAGCCGGCGAAGCCGGCGCGCTAGGTTAGCACGTTATACTATACTTGATAACTACGTGCTAACTGACAGCTTTTCACCACTTGACCAGAGGGTAAGGCAATGCGACGCATGGGAGCTAGTAAGGGTCGTTCCGCGAAGCGGTTTCAGGCCCGCGCAGGGAAGACGATGGCGCTTAATCTTCGGTCTCCGCTCCGCGGTGGCTGGAGGCTGTAACGGTGGCTTGCCATCATCCGTTTCGGATGTGGCGCCTGGACGGTAAAGTTTCGCTGCGACGTCCTGAGTCTGATGACCGCGAAGCGGTGGATATGCCGTGTGGTGGCTGTTTGGGATGTCGGATGGACCGGGCTAGATCGTGGGCTATTCGTTGTTCGTTGGAGTTGCAGGACCATGAGAAAGCGTGTTGGATCACGCTTACGTACTCCGACGAGAATTTGCCCGCGTATCGGTCCGTTAGGCGAAATCATTTGTCCGGCTACATTAAGCGTTTACGAGCGCGTTTGTCCCCGGAGAAGGTCAGATTTTTTGGTTGCGGTGAGTATGGCGAACGTGGCGGACGACCTCATTATCACGCCATTTTGTATGGCGTTAATGGGGAGGAAGTTTCGATTCGTAAGGCATGGGATGTAGGCCATGTTGGTGTGCATAAGTTGACGCCAGCGGCGATTAAGTACGTGGCGGGTTATTGTGCCAAGAAGGAAGGTTGGCATGGCCAGTTTCAGGAAGTGCTTGACAAGGAAACTGGCGAATTGTATGGTAGGGAAGCACCCTTTGTGTTGATGTCCCGGAACCCCGGAATTGGGGGTTCGGCTAGGAAGTTTTGGCGTAGTTGGTCACGTTTTGCTGTGCTTGATGGGACGAAGTATCCTGTTCCCCGGTATTTGCATGAGGCGTTTAAGAAGAACGCTGATCCGGTGTTTCAGGAGGAAGTAGCACACGAGAAGTGGCAGCATCGCAGGGTTTCTAGTAGGGAACAGCGGGATGCGGCAGAGGCGATTGCCATGTCGCGGTTGTCACTGCAAAATCAACGGAGGATGTACGGATGATGCATGTGTATGCGATTCGCGATAAGGTTGCAGAGAGCATTGGGCAGCAGGTGTGGCTGTTTAAAGCCGACGCCGCTGCTATTCGTTTTTTCCATGATGTGCTGAGTGATGCGAAGTCGTATCCGGCGCAGCATCCTGACGATTATGAACTTTTGTCGCTAGGAATGCTTGAAGATGACGGGACGTTTATGGGTGCTCCGATGGTTATTTTTTCTGGAACGCAGTGGAAGCAGGCGCGTGAAGCGGCTGACGCTGCTAAACTTGATGAGGCTATTGGCTAATGTCGTATCAGTTGCCTGCGCGTAAGCTTGCGAGTCAGCAAGATAGCGCGATGATCCAGCGGCCTGATGTGCCGCGTTCGAAGTTTCTTGGGTCGTTTACTCGGAAAACGACGTTTAATGCGGGTCTGCTGGTTCCGTTTTTGGTCGATGAGGTGTTGCCGGGCGATCATTTGAAGTATGATTGCACGGCGTATGTGCGTATGGCTACGCCGTATTTCCCGATGATGGATAATCAGCGGGTTGATACGCATTTCTTTTTTGTTCCGAATCGGCTTGTATGGTCGAATTGGCGAAAGTTTATGGGCGAGCAGGTCAATCCTGACTCGTCTATTGATTATGTGATTCCGAAGGTTCGTGTTTTTGCAGGAACTTCGATTGGTTCGATTCCTGATTATTTTGGAATTCCT